GGCCTGGAGATGGCGGTGCATGCTGCCGAGCGCGGCGCCTCCGAGTTTGAGTATCACACCGGCCGCCACCAGCGCATCGGCCTGAGAGCGCGGCAGGAAGGATACGCATAATGGCCAAGAAAACTCCGCGCCCCAACGTTAAGATCACCTCCGTCGACGGTAAAAGCGTGATCCCCACAAATGAAATCGCCTCCGCGTTAAAGGATTACAAACGTTATCAGACCTATACGAAAACGTTCCGCAATCCGGATCCCATTCTGAACAACACTAAAGAAGGCAAAGAGAAAGGTATCCAGTTGTTCGCGGACATGAAGCGCGACTGCCATATAGCCTCCTGCTTAGAGCGGCTCACCCAGACCGTCACCCGCTATCCGTTCGCGGTGACGCCTTCAGGGGAAACTCAGCAGGATATCGACGCGGCCGAATTCATGTATGGACAGGTCAAGAAGCATTATTACAACCTGATCACCTTTATCCTGGACGCCATAGCCATGGGATTTTCGGTCAGCGAATTCTGGAGCGAAAGCAAAGACCTGGCCGAGATCTCCAAGCTGAAAAAACGCCGCCAGGAACGCTTCTCGTTCGACGAGAACGGTGAACTCCTGATGAAGACCGAAACGGACCAGAATGGTGGAGCAATTCCGCAGGAAGGGTTCATCGTCGCCACTTACCGGGAAGAGGATAACAACCTGTTCGGCGATGGCATTCTCTCGGATTGTTTCTGGCCCTGGTGGTTCAAGAAGAACGGCATGCTGTTCTGGGCCAATGCCCTGGAAAGGTTCAACCAGCCGGTCGCCATCGGCACTTTTCCGGGCGGAACAAAACCCGAAAAACAAGAAGAATTCCTTGAAGCACTGGAATCGATCCAGAGCGATTACGCCATAGTGATCCCGGAGGGATGGAAGGTCGAGCTCAAGGCGGCCCTGGAATCCGGCGCCTTCACGACCTTTGAAAATTTCCAGGGCTTCCTGGACCGCGCCATTTCAAAACGGATCCTCGGCGCGGCGGTCAACGAGGGTGAGCAGAAGTTCGGCAGCAAGGGTTCGAACGAAACCACCAAGGATATTTCCGATGAGCGAATCGAGGCGGCCGCGGAATTCGCGGTCTCGGTGGTTAATGAAATAGTATTCCCCAGGTTCTGTTCCTGGAACTTCACTCTGGAAAAGAATCCGGAATTTACAATCCTCTATAAAAACAAGAAGCTGACCAGAGAAGAAGCTGAAACCTTCCAGATATTCTCAAACATGGGGCTGGCCGTCCTGGTGGACGATATATATGAAGCCCAGGGTTTGAAGAAACCCGAGCCGGACGACCTGGTCCTGTATAAGGGGAAATCGATCTACTACAAGGAAGTCGCGACCGAGAATGAAAAGATCGCCGCTGGCAATTCCCCGCCCCGGCCGCAAAATTTCGCTGAACCCACGACGATCCCCGAGGGGGCTGACAAACCATATTCCCCTGGGGATGATTCGAGCAGTGACAAAATAGTAATCGCCGATGGCAAATTGATCGACGAAGTTTTTGCCGGCACGACCAAGGATCTCCGTGCTGCCCATGATGAGCAACAGCTGATCGGCTTGGTCGATAAGGCCGGTGATTATGTGGCGGCATCCAAAGCCCTGGAAAAATACAAACCGAAAAATCTAGAAAGCGCCTGGCGCGAAGTGATCGAGCTCGGCCGCTGGCTGGGGGAGTACTCCGTTGTTCAGCAAGCGCAGGGAATGCAATTCGCCGAACCGGGCATCAAGTTCGACAAGGCGTTCGAAGCATCCTTCCGGAAACTGAAACCGAAAGAAGCGATCGCCTGGCTGAAGGCGAAGATCCCGGTTACGAAAAAAGTTTATGACCAGCTCGAAGGCGATGCCAAGAACGCCGCCTTCTACGTAGCGGGGCTGGAAGATATCGACATGATCAACGCCATGCGCGAAAAGATGATCCAAGCGTTGGCGAAGGGAATCCCCTACGAGCAGTTCGCCCGCGACTTAACGACGTCAACCGGCGCCGATCCGTTCTTTGCCAACATGAAGACCGCTTTTTATACCAACATCCACCAGGCTATGGCCGCCCAAGACTATGAGGCCCTGGAACGGATAAAGGACATCGTCCCATACCGCCGCTATTCAGCGGTCCTCGATAGCCACACCCGGCCGGAACACGCCAAGTGGCATGACTTCGTGGCGGCGGCCGACGATGCGATCTGGGATTACCTCTATGCGCTGCTGATGGATTACAACTGCCGCTGCCGGATCACCGCCGCTTCCGACGATGATTACAGCCGCCTGGCCGATAGTTCGGCAACGACCCGGGGCGACGGGGAATACAAGAAACTCGAAACCAACCCAACCCAAATGAATACCGACAAACTCAAGGAGCTGCTGAAAGTGAAAAACGAATACGCCAATTACCTGGACGGCAAACTCGGAAGTTGGGACAAAATCATGGCAGAAATGAAGGGAAAATAATGGTTAAAAAGACGCTAAAAACAGACCCCCGAAAAACGCCGCAAATGGCCCGCCAAGGCGCGCAGTTTTCAAACACGCCCATTTCCCTGACCGGGGAGGGATTAAAACGCGCCTTGGGGCTGATATTTAGGAACTGCTCCCGAAACCATTTACTATTAAGGATTTCGGGGTTTTTCAAAAAAGTGCACACAATTGGGGCAAAAAGGCCATTTAAAGGGTCATTAAAGGGTGGTTTAAAGATTTTCACCAAAAGCGGTCCAAGTCACTACCCCCGTTTTTCGATATTTTGCCAAAATAGGAGGTTTTCGCATGTCAAATTGGTTTGATCTATTCAAGACCGGGCTACACGCGGATACCAGAGGCGTCAAGCATAACATTACCGATGCCCACCTGGAACTCATGGAAAAAAAATTCAGCGAGATGAACGACGATGCCGCCCTATGTATTGGCCATCCCGAGACGAATTCACCGGCTTATGGCTGGCTCAAGCGGGTTAAAAAATTCGGCAACAAACTGAAGGGTATGGCCGAGGACGTCGTCCCCGAATTCGCCGACGCGGTCAACAAACGATATTTCAAAAAAATATCCATATCCCTGCGGCCGGACTGGAGCATTCGCCATGTCGGTTTCCTGGGCGCCATGCCGGCCGCGGTCAAGGGACTGTTATCGGTTCCCGTAGGCTGCTTTGCCGAGGAGCCTGGTGATTTTACAATCGAGTTCTCCGAGGACGAACTCAGTTTCGCCGATGGCGGTTTTGTCCAGGGGAAGATCCGCACCCTCGGTTTTATCATGCAAAAACTTCGCGACTTGATCATTGAGAAGTTCGGCGCGGAAACGGCGGACAAGACGCTGCAGCAATACGACATTGATTTTCTCAAGGAAGTTCCGCCGCTGGATTCCGTTCCAGTCGGCGGCGGGATCAAGTCTTTTAATGAGCCAATTATCACCCCGGAGAAAGGGGTAAAGGAGGATAAAATGGAAATAACCAACAACCCCGTTATCCCCGGGGCCGACAAACCGTCGGATTTCGCGGAAAAAGTGCGCAGCCTGGAAACCGAAAATACCACGCTGCTCACTGAAAACAAAACCTTGAAAAAGGCGCAGGTCAAAGGCGAAGTCAAAAATTTCATCGAACACTTAGCGCCCGGCAAACTTCTGCCGAAATTCAAACGCGGTATCACCGAGATCCTGGTCGACCTGATGGAAGGTAAACAGGAGATCAACTTTTCGGAGACCGAGAAGAAATCCGCCGCGACCTTACTGATGGACTTCGTCGAAAGCATGCCCGTCCAGATCCCGACCAAGGAAGTCGGTGCCCGGGACGCCGGCGGCGAAGGCGACGAGGACTCGAAAGATTTCGCCGAAGGAAAAGTGGACGAGGAGCGCCTTGAGCTGCACAAAAAAGCCAGGGCTCTGCAGAAAAGAGAAAAAATTCCCTACGAGACCGCAGTTCGCAGGGTCATGAAAGGAGGTAACTAATCATGGGAAGATTGTCTAATTTGAGGATCGTAGATCCTGTTTTGACCCAGTTGGCGTGGGGCTACAAGAACGCCTTGATGGTCGCAAGCGCCCTATTCCCCAGGGTGGGCGTCGACAAGGAAGCCGGGAAGATCCCCGTCTTCGGTGAGGAGGAGTTCAAGGAATACAATACGCTCCGTGCTCTTCGCGCCAACTCCAACATCATGCCGGTTGAAGAGATGACGACTATTGATGTCATTCTTGATGAGCATGATCTGGCGCGCCCGGTCGATCGACGCGAGCAGGCAGAATCGGCATTCGATGAACAGAAGGTCGCCTTGAAAAAAGTTCAGGCCGCCATGGCGTTGCGTCACGAGATACAGTGCGCCGCCATCGTCTGCAATGCCGCGAGCTATGCCGCGGCCAACAAAGTTACCCTGAGCGGGACGAGCCAGTTTTCACACTTAAGTTCGACGCCGATCACCACCATCGAAACCGCCAAGACGGCTATCTCCACCTCGTGCGGCATGAAGCCCAACACCATGTTATTGGCCGGCCCGGTCTTTGACTCCTTGGCGCAACACTCGACTCTGCTGGAGCGCATCAAATATTCGATGAAAGGCGTGCTGACCCTCGACCTGATGAAAGAGATCTTCGGGATCCCGAACATCGTCGTAGGCGATGCCATCAAGAAGAGCGATGCCGGTGTCCGGTCGAAGGTGTGGAGTGATTTTATTGTCCTGGCCTATGTTGAGCTCAGCAGCGACAGCAAGTACGAGCCGTCTTATGGCTACGACCTGTTCTTAAAGGGCTTTCCCCAGGTCGACGTGTACCCCTCGGTGGGTGGAAAGGTCGAAAACGTCCGCAACACCGACATCCACAAGCCCGTGATGGTGGGCGCGGTCGCCGGCTACCTGATCAGCGATGCTCTCGCCTGAGCGTGATAAACATGGCTGAAACTAAGAAGTTCGTCGTGGTGGACGGCCCCATCAATCACGACCAGGAACTCTACCAAAACGGGGACCCGATCGAGCTGGCGGCGAAAGCCGCCGCCCGGCTGCAGAGGGAAAAGAAAGTGGCGCCGTGGAAGGCGAAAAAAGGTGAGGATGAATCTCGGGGAAAGGACACCCAGGGTGAAGATGACCAGTCCCAAGCCGCCGGCGAAGGCGACAAAGGAAAGGGCAACACCGAGGGAACTGTTTCCGAGGACAAACTCAAGGAAAAAAGCAAGGGAGGTAAAAAGTGAAAACCTGTAACGATGGACCTATTATTTCAATCACCGCCGCGGCCGCACTCGTGGCCCGGCGTTTCATCGGCGCGGACGGCAACTACTGCGGCGCCGATCTCAAAGCGACCGGAGTGTCCGAGTTGGCCACTGCGCTCGGTGAGCAGTGCCCGGTAAGAATCAGCGGCATCGCCGTAGTGGAAGTGGGTGGAGCGATCACCGTAGGCGCGAATGAGATCCCGGTAAAGTCCGATTCTACCGGACGCGCCGTGGTCGCGCCGGCCTTGGCCGCGGCTGCCCCAGTTGTCGATGCCTCCAAACTATCGATTGACACCGGCGCAACCGGCATGACCAGCTCGGCCGCCAACGGCGGAGTTATTACTGCCGCCTCCGGCCTCCTGGCCGCGCCGGCTCTCACGGGTAGCGTTATGCCCGAGGCCATCAGTGGCTGGGCGATCAACGTCGGTA